GTTATGTGCCATTCTCAACTCCATAGCCAACTGCTGTGTAGTCAAACGTCCGACTGACATTCGTACCAGCAGAATTCTTGAACAAGATGTCAAACCCTGTTCTTGTCTTGTTTGTCACAGTGTAGTAGTCCCCAGTCTGCATATCCTGTGCGCCGATAGTCAAACCAGTGACAGTGTTGAATGCAGGAGAGTAAGTGACGCTCTTGGTAGAGGTTCCACTGACAATATCCTCTTCACCAGTGCCACGAGTGGGTTGAGTGCCATAGATGGTCAGTTCATTGATCTGGGGGGATACATATCCATCCTCTGTACTGGCAGTCAGTTTGAACCTCAGGTGTCTTGCAGTGACATCAGCAGTCAGGAACCTCTGATATTCAGACCAGCTACCTGCACTTGGAGTTGCACTATCCTCCCGAGAGAAGCTGAAGAGCAACTGCACATCTACAAATTCAGCACTGACACCTCCAGTCAAGTCCAAGAGTTCAGAAAGCTGTGTCCACTCAGACATGTTACCGACAAGCGAGGAGATGGTTATATCAGTCTCATGGAAGACGGTAGTAGTGTAGACAGCACCCAAGTCAACATCAGACAAGAGATACTCCCCGCTAGTGACAAAGGTGCCTTTAGATAGACTGTCCACATTATCAAGGGTTCCCCAATCGTCCATATAGATAGACCCACTGAGAATCAAGCCCCCACTGCTAACACTCATGTCAGTCTTGGTTCCAGACCACGTAGGCTCTTCTGTAGACGTAAACACCAAGTTTAGTCCACCAGTAAGGTTCTGTTTGCACAAGCATGTAGAATTGGCAAAGACAGCACCGGTAGAACGAAGACCACCAAAGTCCACAGCCTTGATTGCATAAGTACCTACACGACTGGGAACAGTAAAGGACCTTGTATCAAATGGCACTTGGTCACTAACCACAGTCATTGTAGTCCAGTTGGTGTGGTCTAAGTCAGGATGGTATCTGATCTCATAGTAGAGAACGTCAATATCCTGATCGGGGTCTGTCCATTCTAGGTAGGTTGTAGCATCATTGGAAGAAGTCTGGAACGTATTGACTGGACCCGGAGGATTGACACCACCAAGGATTTGTACGGAGTTGTTCTCGTTCCAATAGGAAGTTCCACCCTCACCATCTGTAGCCCTTACGTGAATGTCGTAGGACCCACCAATCTCTAGGGGTTTAATCCTTACAGAAGTGGTAGCAGAATCGACGGCTGCTTCATAGTTCCACGTATTGCCAGAACCAGACTCTCTCCACCTAACTTGAAAGAACCTTGTCTGAGTTATACGACCATTCTGGACATAGCTGTTATCTCCAGGCTCTACAAATATCAGTGCACCACCTTCAATAGCGTTTCTGGAAACCCTGACAAGAGCCTGTTCGTCAGTTCTGATCTGGGTGACCTTGGGTGTGACAGGTCCTACAAAAGATGCACTGAGGGGTTCCGAAACTGTAGGGGTGTACAGCGGAATATCAAAGGGACTGTAGACACCAGTCTCGTAGGGGATGCAAGTTAGTGTAGCAGACAAGTCGTCATTATACTCAATGGCAGCTACAATCAACTCCTTACTCTCTTGCTCAGATTCTCCAAACATGAACAAGTCACCAGCAGCTACACCAGTGGGAGCAGAGTTGACATCGAAGGTAGTTCCAGTAAAACCCGTAACGTCACTGGCCTCTCTGGTTATCGTCTCACCATTGGACTTCCTGAACCTGACGGTATAGGTAACACCAGGATCAAGAGTTACAGGTTCATCCACAGTAACAGTAACACCAGACACACCAGTTACCCTGCCGGAAGTCTGACCGATAAGGGCAACATCATGGGTTAACCTTACAAGGTCCCCACGAGTGGCAACAAGGTTCTCTACATCAACACTGAAGGTAAACCTTTCCGGTCGAAGTCTTGCAGAAGCCAGATAGTGACGTGCTAGACTGTAGCAACTCTCGTAGTTAGTTTGACCGGGAAGACGGATTAGTTCAAAGTTGGTGGCGTTACTGGCATCAAACCCCGTGTCATAGACAATAATTTCATCTTCCTCGTAGTCTGTTTCTTCATTGCTGAACGGAATACGAAGGGCATCGGGGTAATCCAGATAACCAATCTCCGAGGAGAAGTTGAAGGTATTGCGAGGGGTGAAGTGCTGGATAACATCTGTCTTCACTTGGTCAACTACAACAGACCACTTCTCGCCTACATAAGCAGGAGAGGCACGACCAGCAGATGTTACATCTTGCAGGAGACTTCTAATTGACCTAGCCGCTACAACAGGTGAATTGTAGGTATAGCCGTTTGCTTCGCAGAAGGTGTACCATGCTCCAAGAGCATCATCGTCGATCTTGCTAGGGTCAACAGCCTTGAGGTTAGACGGCCCCGTAAGAATATACCTGTAGATAGCAGCAGGGTTGCTACTCTTAGACTTTGTTGTAGTCCAAGCAGACCCGTTCCATGTAGGGACCAAAGTAGAAACCTTGGCATTGAGTTGGTCAATCACACCGTTTAGCTGGTCATTAGCACGAATACGATAAGCACTCTTTGCTACATTAGGTAGATTGATCGCAGGACCAGTGGTATCGTATGCACGAAGGGCAGTCCAATCACAGCGGTCTACAATGTTGGTGACAGAAAGAGCCTGTTCAGCAGGGTCACGGAACATACGAACATCGTAAAAACTCTTAGGCAAATTGGTAAACTTGCTACTGACCCTCAAAGGTTGCCCGGTATTGTCTGTGATAGAGTGGACAATGGAACTTCCAAGAATGCCACCAGGACCATACAGTACAGTACCCTCGGGGTAGGTATTCCCACCAATCTCTACTTCTTCCCCAGCTAGGAGTTCAACATAAATAACTACAAATTCATCCTGACGACTGCCATCCTCACCGACCTGATACAAGCCCTGTGGGAAAGTGACCGTATAGCCGACTTCCGTACACTCAATAGAAGTTCTCCGAGAGACGTAGTTGGGGTCCAGACGGATAGTCAAACCTTCCTGTGCTACAGCATTAGGGAAGAGAGTCATCTCAAGATCGTCACCCTCAAAGTCATTTTGAATCTGTACATCATCATATGACTCAATGGGCGTGTTACCAATCTTCACATCTTCTACCAGAACATCATCGTAACCCCACACTACAAGAATACGGAGATATTGGTCATCACCATCAACTTCCGTATAGGGGCTGGACCCATAAGGAGGGACAAACCTATGCGTACCCAAGACGACAGGAACAGGGTCATAAGGACGAAACCCATTCCTCTGACTGGAGATAGAGTAGAGAGGGTCTTCATCAATCTGAGTGTTGAGGCTTGTAGAGGGGGCAAATAGGGCACTAGCAAGTAGTGAGATACCAATACCAATAGCGCCAGCAAGTACACTCCCGAGAAGGGTCAAACTGCCAGTAGCAGTAACGAGAATTGAACTACCACCAAGAAGAGTGGAAAGCCCCAAGACGAGTGCCTGAGCCTTCGGAAACAACTTTATGACTACACTAGTTCCAACCTTGGGTTTGACAAACTTCCAGTTGTATCTTGGGATATAATCACCATTGACATAGAAGCTAAGGTATTCAGCCTTCTCTCCCCACATGGGAACGTGTAGTTCAAGAATCTCTTGCAGGGACATACCTACAAGAACGTCAACCTCCATCCGGTCAACATAAGAGAAGGGGTTAAGGTCGAGGATAACCTTGAAGTATGCTGCGGGTAGATTAGTCAACGCGGTATGCTCCTATGACAAAGTTCTTCCAAGGCTGCTTTCTGTAGTCCACTATGCAGGAGTTGGTATCTTTCAGGATATGGATACACTTACCCGGTTCAGTCACAGTAGCAATATGGGTGTCTACCCGCTTACCATTCTCAATAGCAAACATATGCAGTACATCACCAGAGACAGCTTCCTCCAAGGGAATAGGATGGCCCAATGCCTTCTTGGCTTCTACATCATACAGATTATCATCATGTCTCGGCATGTGCTTACCGAAGACTTCCATCTGGATAAGCCTAGTCAGGGTGTAGCAGTTAAGACCAGACCTATCATAACCCCACTCTTCATAGGGTATACCAATATAGTTGTTCCACCACATCAGTAGATACCAGGAAAGTTGTTGGGTGTGAAGGAATATCCGGGGAAGGATTCATTCAAGAGGCTCTCAACCCTACAGGTAATATCCATACTCTCTGCCGTGTAACTGATAGAGACAATCTCCAAGTCGCTGATTGTCAAGAGGGTCTCATTTGCAACACCACTCGATACGTCAGACACTACAATCAACTTGACTTTGGCACGTTCTCTTGATGCAGATAGTTCTCTAGCAGACTGCACAAAGTACCTACTGGCATTGTCGATAGTGATGCGTGCTTGGTATTGTGCTTCCTCATTATCCGGAGGGAGTGCTACAGAAAAAGGAAAGCTGGTGTAGGTATTGCCGCCATAAGTGATGTTCTCTGTATTGTTCACCAGACGTAGGGTAGCAATAGTACTATGACTAATCTCCAGAAGCACCAGAAAGACTTGCCCAGTGGTTTGGGCATTCATGGCTTGTACAACAGTTGTCGGGATTGAACGTGCCATTAGGGTAGAATCTCCAAGGAAATGGTTGCACGATAGAACTCTACACCACTACTACCACCGATAAGAGCAGTGAACGTAGGGGGTGCAGTAAACCTCACAGACTGGATAGTAGAGGCATCCTTTGGGTCTGTGAAGTCAAACTCCTGTGAGCCTTCATCAATGGTAGTGTTGTAGAAGGTATCAAAGGTAGCCTTCTGTGCAGTGGTCATCAACATAGTACCTTCAAGGAAACGAGTGGCAGTTGTAAACCTACGTCTCTGCTTTGAAGGTCCTACATCCATTGAGGTTCGGACAAAGGCTTGCTGTCGGGTTTCCTGTAGTCCAATCTCATGGTATTGTGGTAGTGTAGCAGGCCAAGTAGCCATTAGCCTCTCCTCTTGATAGTCTGACTAAGCCCGAAGGTCTTTCTCATAGCTTGGTATGTAGCACCACCATTGGCAATATCCTGTGCAACAGCCTTCCCAACAGTCACTACAATATCTCCATTGGGTTGCTGGTCTACCATTGCCTCGTCCTTACCGTAGTTGTTCACTACAACATTGACAGGAGACCCACCACCAGTGCCTTGAGCAATGACACCCAAATCACCACTAGGAGTTCTCTTGAGGGGCATGATAGCTTCGGGACCAGCTTCACCCATAAGACCGATACCATTGGCGAAGGGGAAGACAGTGGGGCTATTGACAACACCACCCTTAGCAAAGGGAACAACCCCGCTAGAAGAGAAGACATTACCCTGTGCGCTAGGTACTACTCCACCACCACCACTACCTCCTATTGAGAAGCCAAAAATCTTTGTCAAGCTACTAGCAAGGCTATCGACAAGAGGTTTGATAACCAAGATGCGGAGAAGTTCACTGATGATGTATTGAGCAAGGTCAGCAAATGCCTCACCAACAGTTTTTGTCCCATCAATGATAGACATGAAGAAGTCCTCAAATCCTTTACTTAGAACTCCTTGGACTTCCTCCATCTTGGCTTGTTTCTCTTCCAGTTCCTCGTTGACCTGTTTGATTGCAGTGATTTCATCAGCAGCAGCTT